TCACCGTGGTGAGCCGTCCATTGGCCCCTACCAGCACCAGGCTGCCAACAGCCGATGACATGCCTCCAAGGGTCAGCCCGGCAAACGTGGGCGAACTGGTGCTGCTCAGCCCCTGCGGCAGCCCCACCTGATCAGGCGTGACCAGTTCGTAGGCGTAGGCCGTGCTGCCCGCCTTCCGCACAAACTTCCCGGCATCGGCAGTGCCCGCAGGCAAACCGATCCCAGGCGGCCCGGTACCGGTTGCGACGCGGATAACGGTTGGGCAGCTCATGCTGGATCCCTCCGCGCCGATCGAGGCGCCACAGTCACCGGCAAGTAAGCCAGGTGGTGGTCATCGGCTTGGTTATTCCCAGGAGCCACCATCAGTACGTTCAAGAACCACGTCTTGGTGGTTTTGAGGGTGTTGACAATCGCCTCGGGGATTATCACCTTCACAATCCCATTCAACGCATCAACGATCGTGGTGACGGCATGACTGGTGCGCCCCTTCTCATCGCTCAGCACCGCATTAACGTCCCACGATGGAAACGGCCACGGCTGTGTCAGCCCGGTATTGCCGAAAAGCTCAAACGTGACCAGGCCATCCAAGCCCTGCTCCAGCGTCACGGTTTGCCCCTCGACCCACGCCACAGATCACCCTTCGCTGTTTGAGCTTTCCGTCCATGCCTCGTTTTTCTCCGTCGCTGGGTCATCAGCCGCAAACTTTCCGCCCTTCACCCGTGCCCGCTTGCGCTTGGGCATCGGGCAAGCAGGCTCTGCAGGGGTCTCTTGGCGTTCGGGCTCCGCAGCAGGCTCCTGTTGCAGTTGCTCAGCATTCATGCCGTAACCAATCTGGAAATTCATAAGGCTCCAAAGCGGAAAGGGGCCCCGAAAGGCCCCGAGAAAAAAACTAACTACCTAGCAGCTCAGTCGCCAGGAACCAGGGCCACCGTGTTGGTGCCAACCGGCACAGCCGCACCGTTGGTCACGGTGCCAGTCGCCGAAGCGCTGGTGATGTTGCTCTGGGTGGAGGTGTAGCTGAACGTGGTGGATGTCACCTCCGTGATGGCGAAAGTGCCGTTCACGAGTGGGTTGGAGCAACCCACGGTGACAATCTCTCCAACCAGCATGGTGTGAGCAGCCGACAAGGTGATGGTCGCCTTGTTGGTGGTGAGTGCCACGTTGCTGATGCTCAGCGTGCCGGTGCCAGGGCGAAGCCGAACAGCAGCCACCCGCACATCACCGCTTACCGAACCGGCAACCCGGACGGCCTCGCGCACTTCCTTGCCGGTCTTTCCCACCTCGTTGATCACGCCAGGGCTGGCGGTAACCACAGCGATGTTCGCGTAGGCGGAAGCAGAGCTAAGAGCAGCACCCTCAGCAACATGGGCAGCCTGCAGCACGTAGCCGCCGGCAGAGTTGCTGGAGCCACCGGCAACAATCAGCTTCAGGTTATCCAGCGCCTCCAGGTTGGTGGCGAGCAGACGGGCGGCCCCGGTGCGGGTTTCTGCAGCGCGGCCACGGGCACCGGCTTTGACCGCACCGAGAAGGATGGTTTCAGCATCCAGTTGATAGCCCCGCCGAGGGGCAAGACCAGTAGAACGAGCCATGAATCAGTACCTCAGGAAATGGATAGATGAAGCGATGATCAAGCGGTCACCGCAGCATCGGTGATTCCGTAGGCACGGGCGGCCGAGCGACCGTTCATAATGGCCATGCCGATCGACCAGTCGATCCGGGTGCGATCAACAGGAGCCTCGGCAATTTCACCGAACTCTTTGATGTCGATCCCGTAACCGTTGGCGGCAGGGCCTTGAATGCCGGTTGCCTGCAGATCGCCAAACGCCACGCAGTAGATACTGGTGGTGCTGGAGGTTTCGGTGAAACCTTGGATCTGCACGTTCTGGGCGTTGGTGTCTGTGACAACAATGCGGGCATCGTTGTACATCGTCACCCGACGACCAAAAGCGTCCTGCTCGTAGGCCATGAACCCACCGATGGCGGTATTGCGGCTGGCGGCCGAAAGGCGCCGACGCATCTTCTTGTTCATCAGCAGGATCTTGTTGTCGCCATCCACCGCGTCGATCAGCTCATCGAGAAGAGTGAGCGAAAGGGCGCCTGTGTTTGCGTTGACAGCTTGAGAGCTGCCCACGTTGATCCGGGTCTTCAGGCCATCGAAAGCACGGAGATCAGCCGACTCGTCGCCGTTAATGACCTGATCTTCAAACGTAAGGCGCAGGGAGCGCACCTTCATCTGAATCTGCTCGGCCCTGGCCTGGGGGCCGCTGTTCTTTATGCGCTGAATGTCAACGTCGATGTCGCCACCGAAGAACTTCAGGCGCTCATACTTGGGGTTGATGACGCCATAGGAGTCGTCGTAGGTCTCGTTGTACCCACGGAAGCCAACGGCGGGAAGCTCAGCTTCCACGGCGTAGTCCAGACCGCCCTGCACGTTGCGGAACGGCATGATCCTGATCAGCTCGCTTTCGGCAAGCTCACGAATAACGGCCACCCGTTGCGGATCGGTCTCCGTCTTGGCGGCCTCCAGAATGGTCAATCCCATGGGGAAATCTCAGGAGAAGGTCGGGAGGGGGTGGCATCACGCCAGTTGATTCACTGCGAGGCATCACGCCTAGCTGATTGGTTTGGAACCGGGTTTGGCATCACGCCGCTGCCGGTTCCTGCTGCCCGAACTTTCCCGAGCTTCTAAGCCGCGCCGCCGAAGGCATCGGAGAACAGCGAATTGAGCGGTTGCGACATCAGGTCTTTCCCGGCAAAGACACGGCCATCCCGGCCATTGCGGGCACCACCACCGCTGCCCATGGAGGGCTCGAAGTGACGACCCCAGACCGGATCCGTCTGCAGCCGTTTGAGCCACTTTGTTGGTTCGTACCGCTTGCCGGTTTCGGAATCAATCTCGGGATTGCCTTTGGCATCCACGACCACCAGGGCGCCGTCTTCAATGCGGAAGTTGGGGCCAAACCGGAACCAGACCGCATCAAACGGCGTAGAACCGTCGATAGTGCTGGCCTCCATGCTGCCCTTAGCACCGATGAAGGCTTTCTCCGCTTGCTGCCGCACCAACTCCCGTTGGCGGGCCTCGCGCTCGGCTACCAGCTCAGTAGTTGCCTGCTGGAGCTGGGCGCTGTACTTGGATTCGATCTGCTCGCGCTCTAGGCGGGCCTGCTGCTCAATCAGTTCCCGCCGTGTCTGCTCCTCCAGGGCCTTAGCTTCAGCGGCCCGCACCGCCTCGGGGTTGGTGGTGCTCAGCTCCCGCAGTTGGGCCTCCAGGGCACCCATGCGGCGGTCCTTTTCTCGGTTGCCGTCCCTTTCCTTGTTCAATGCGAGCTTCAGGCGGGCAATGTCGTCAAGATCGGCTTCGCCATCACCACCGCCTGCAGCCGGGTCACCAATCCCCGCGCCGCCCCCTGCACCTGCGCCTGCACCATTGCCGGTGCCGTTACCACCCTCGCTGCCAGGCTCAGGGCTCTGGAGCACATCAAACCAACGTGTCTTCATTTGGCCGGGGCATCACGCCCGCGAGCGACTACGCCTGAGCTTTCCGGCTTAGCGTTTGCCCTGTGGCTTAGATTGCTGACGGCGCTGCTCCTCCCGATCGGCGGCGGCCATGCGGTTGGCGAGCTGGCGGGTTTGCACCGTTTCTAGGAGGGTTTCGATGGAGGGTGGCTGTGGGGTGGTCATGGAAGGGTGATGCCAAGGGCAGCGAGTTGGTCGCGGCAGTAGGTGCCGCCGTGGTAGTCGTAGGCAACGATCATATAAACCGGCTCAGTTCGGTTTTCTGCGTTTGGCCCCGGCTCTTGCACCTGTTCATCATCCAGCCGCGCAGCAAGCATTTCGGCTGTTACTGGCGCGGTAACACTTGCGCCGGGAATGATGCCGAAAACTCCTCTTTCCGTTGTGGGAGTGATTGCGGCTGATGGGTCGTCTCGCTTGTAACCCAAGACTGGGATCCCGGTGTTTGCGCTGACTGCGACGTAGGATGCTTTGGCTTGCTGCGGTGAATAACCGTTCATGACATTATAAGCGTCAAGATGACTAGGGCCTTCGGGAAGGATGCTTTCAAAAATAGCTGAAGAAGTTGTAGTTGCAGAAATGCCTAGAGAGGTAGCGCCAATATTTTTAAAAACAGCAGCTCCCTCAGTCAAGTAGCGAAGATTGCCAAATGGTCCGTTAGCCATCCAGTAATCTATTAGTCTTTGATGGAATATCGGAACAGGATGCGTTAGCTCAGTAATGTTATCGACAGTGATTAACAGGGAAATCTGTCTTGTGCTTGTTGCGTTAAAGCTGAGTGTGCGACCACTGCTATCAAAAACGTGCTGAAATTGAGCTATAGTAAAAATAAGTACTATATCCGACTGACCAGCCGGAAATACAGCAAACAGCAAAGTTCCGTGAAAGTTGGAAGAAAATGTTGATATGCTGTAATTTACGGTATGCCTTACCTGTTTCCAGGTTTCACCTGATCCAGTTCCTACGGTAAAGACAAGTTCAAGTGATGCAGTCTCAAACGAAGTAACAGTGTAATTCTCTCCGATGTGCAGCCACCCAACACCATACCTTCCTTGATCCTGTATCAAAAAGCTCGGCTCCTCCATGCGTCTCTTTGCCAGCAGCCCCTGCTGTGCATTGATCTCGCGCCTAATCGCTGTTGCCGAAAATCCTTGGTCTACCTTTTTCTTCTTTGCCCGGTTCTTCAAGATCCGAGCCCTCACCAGGTCTAGGATCTTCCATGGCACCGGGTTAACATCAACGATCAGGCTCATCCTTGCGCCAGCAGCAGGACATAACTCTTGCTCTGACCAGCCTGCAGCGTTTCAGCAGTGCTCAGTAACACCACACGATCAGGGTAGGTTCTATTATCAACCTGCAGTAGGATCGAATCGTACGTAAAGCCGCTTCCTGTTGCCGTCAACGACATCGTAAATTGCGGCAGTTCATACCGAGCATTGCCGCTATTGAAGCTGCCGGTACCGATCGTTCCAGTCACCTCTGCATAGCCGTTACCAGCCGCCAGCTTCACGGCATTCCATGCGCTCATCAGGCTAGCCTGGGTCAGCACCGTACCATTGCGGTACGCCAACAGCATCTTGTACGCCTTGCCCTCGTAGGCAAGTTGCGCCTGCTTGCCAAGCGCATCCGGTGAGATCAGTACGTTCATGGTTGCTCGGCACTGCTGGAGCTTTCCGGCTTACGCCGTCACCGTGAAACCATCGGTGAACAACTGCACCGTGTAGGTGTGCGTTACGCCTGCTGCAAGGCTCATGCTGGGGTTTTCCGTGAGCACAAACGACACACCCGTCCCCCATGTCACGGTGCTGCCGCTAATGGTGCCGATCACCAGGTACGCAGCGTTCCAGGTAAGCGCCGAGCCTGATGCAGTGAACGTACACGCCCGAGAGCCTGCCTCAAACCGGTCTGTGGTGCTGTTGAAGCTCCCGGCAGGGATTGTCCACTCGCACCGGGCGTAACCGTTGCCGCTGCGCTCTACAGCGTCCCACGCCGCTGTGTTCGAGCTGAGCCCAGGGGATCCCGATGTGGTCGTCGCCAGACATAGGCGGGCCTTGAAACCTGCATAGTCCAAGCCAAACAGGCGCCCTGCTTCGTAGGGCGTTTGAATCAGCGCAGGCATGGCAGATACTCAATCTGCTCAAGTTTTCCTAGTCAGCCTTCGAAGAACAGAACAGGGCCGAAGTAGCCGGGTCCGTCGCCGGTTGTGCTGATCGCGCCATAGGGATAGTCGAAGTTGTACGCCAGCGGGCCGTTAATCGTTACTCCGCTTAGCGATGTCAGGCCGGTAGCGTTTTTGATCATGCTAACGCTGCTTGTGCCAACAACATCAGCAAGCCAGGCGAGTAATCCATAGGTTCCCGGCTGCAAAGTGTTGCCGGGGAACATATTCACACGCCAGACACCATTTAACGGCTGTCCGGTTCCCGCCGTAACTGGTATATCAGTAATTGAGTCATCGAGTGGCACCGCATCAACTCCGTTCCAGGCGCCGCTAAGATCAATCACAAAAACTTTAATTGAATCCTGCAGGCCATCTCCGCCAGCGTCATAAAATCCAACCCCTTTCACTTGCTTGGCACTTGCAAGGGTAAAGCTATAGCCATACATAACTCCGCCGCCACTCCCAACAGCGCTCCACGTCATCGACGTGCCCGAGGTGAATGACAGCATTGGGCTAACAGCAGCTTGCACAGTAAACGCACCAGACCCGCTACCCGCAAACAATGGTGTTGCAATCGTCCCGTAATTTGTCGTTACGCTTGTAAGCGATACAGTAGACGCAGACACGCTATAAGGCGCATCCAACAGCCAGCTCAGCGAACGGCTCACGCTCTCGCGTCGCACGGTCTCAGCAACCGCTCCCACCGCATTTGTCCTGCTTAGCTCTACCGCATACACATCACTCTCAACCCCCGCCGTCCCGAAGCTCGCCCATACGTTACCCGGTGCCATCGGGTCAAAACCGGTCGGTGCGTTGATCGTATTGGCAAGACCCGGTGTGTTATTGCTCGTTGTCGTCACAGTCGGTAGGTTGGCGGCTGACACCATCATCGGGAACCAATCAGCACCCGTTGCATTTGCCACAAGGCCCGCACCACCATCGAGCATTGCATCGCAGCCGACAACCAAGCCCTGAGAATCCCAGGCAAACGTAGTACCGTTGGCGCGAAACTTGCCGACCGTTCCGGCTGCTTCTAAGTACAGAGTGCCCATCGGCTCACTGGGCAGGTTGCGCAACTCGGTGGTGATACTCTTGCCGTTGGCCATGCCGGACAAGATGTAGTGAACAGCCTTGCCGTAGTCGTAGGCAGCAGTGGCGGTGGAGGCGTAGACGTACTCTAGGCCGGTGTTATTGTCGCCAGCACCAGCAGATGGGCGCAGGTAACTATCAGGGGCAAACCGCATGCTGTACTTGCCTGTGCGCAGACTTGAACCAGCGGCCATACTGAACGGTGGGTTGGCCCCGGCTGCATTTGAATCAAAACTAAGGGTGGTAAGTTTGCTTTGGTTTTGGTTGCCTAAGGGGCCATTTACATTCCAGCCGCCATTAGTTGACAAACCTTCTTGAGTGCCTCCGAGATTCTGGTTTTGCTGATCCAGCGGGCTAGGCTGAGCCGGTGCTATTCCCCTGCCGATGTTGATAGTTTTTTCAACGCCAGTACATATCAACGAACTCATCCGATTTACAAGCGTGTAAGTGCCGTCGATTCGTATGGTTTCATTAGATCGCTTCAGCGCAGCCATGATTGTGGCCGCGACTGTTTTACCGGCTGCTGTTGCGCCCCAGGCTTGATAGAGAATCGTTGTTTGCTTGGTCAGGTCGGCGGCTTTATTCTGCTCTTTTTCTACAATCGTTTTACGGAGCAATATGTTACCAACTCCTAGGTCTATGTTTTTGTAGTTTTCAATGGCAAGGCCACCAGCAAAACTAATCCTTGGTTCATACTCGTTAGTGATAACCGTGCTTTCGACTGGCCCCTCATCAGTGGCAATGTAGAAGTTAAAGGTTTCGGTCCGTTTGATCAGCAGGGCGCCAGGGAATGCTGGGCTGCCAGCCTCCAGCTTCGACTTCCACCTTGTCGGATTGGCGGCCCCGACGCAGGTTGTTGTTGTTGAAATTGTATTTGCTACAACATCCTGTCTTTGCTCTTTGCCGTCCTTGTCTGTGTAGTTATAGGTGTCGTACGTGGTTACCACTTCCGATGTAGAAGCAAAAGTAACTTCATCCGATGCTTCTACGGTAGAATCACCTACCTTTTTTCTGTACTGAACCGCAAACGTTTCGGCTGGGCTAATCGTTTGCTGGAATGTCCAGTTACGCAATGGTCCAGGGGTGCCTCCGCCGCCTCCGCCGCCTCCGCCACCTCCGCCACCTCCGCCACCTCCGCCACCTCCGCCACCTCCGCCACC